TATTTGGCAAGACATGAAGGCTGGTGCAATGGCCTTTAAAAACTCAATTGTTGATATAAGTAAACAGATACAGGATGTGACCCAGAACGCATTTAATCGTATGGCTGATTCCCTTACGGAATTTGTGTTGACTGGAAAGTTAAACTTTAAAGAGTTTGCTCGTTCTGTTATTGCTGACATCACAAAGATATATGTAAAGAGTCAGATCTTAGGAATGTTTGATGGATTAGGAAGCCTATTTGGTGGTAGAAAAACTTCTGTTGGAACGCAGGTAGGTAATGATCTAGGAGATCATTTAGGGAGCCTGAAGTTAATTAAAAATGCGAAAGGTAATGTCTACGCACAAAACGGAATAGTACCTTTTGCTAAAGGTGGAATAGTTGATGGAATAGTTAATAAGCCAACAATTTTTCCTTTTGCAAATGGTGGTGTTGGCTTAATGGGTGAAGCTGGTTATCCAGAAGCAATAATTCCTTTAAAAAGAGGTAGAGATGGAAAACTTGGAGTATCTGGAGGTGGTGGTACTTCAGTAGTCGTTAACGTAGATGCTTCTGGTTCTGAGGTAGAAGGAAGTGAAGGTGATGCAGCAGCTTTAGGTCGAGCAATTTCAGCAGCAGTTACACAAGAATTAATTAACCAAAAAAGACCTGGAGGGCTTCTTTCAGCAGCTTAATTATGACTGTATTTCCTAATGTTGAGGTGTCATACGGTATCTCAAAAAGCTCAAAACCTAACTTTAAAAAAGTTCAATTTGGTGACGGTTATTCTAAACAAATAACATGGGGTGCAAATCAAAATCCTAAGACTTGGAATCTTTCTTGGAATAATTTGACGAACGCAGATGCTTTAATTGTTGAAAAATTCTTAGACGATAGAGCTGCCGATGCAGACTCATTTAGTTGGATACCAGTTGATTTACAAAAATGGACGGCTTCTACTGCTTATTCTGTTGGTGATATTGTTCAACCATTAACTGTTCCTGATCCCTATAACGGTTTAGTTTTTAAAGTAACTGCTGTTTCTGGTAGTTCACCATATACAAGTAACACAAGTGAACCAACTTGGCCTACATCATTATTGGCGACTCAAACTGATAACGAATTAACTTGGACCGCTATTAGTTATCAGTGGTTGTGTTCTAAATGGAATAAAAAGATGAGTTACCCAGGGTATTCATCTATAACCGCAACCTTTATGGAGGTCTTTGAACCCTAATGGCTGTACCTGTTTCTGAATTACAAAAATCAAACCCTAGCGCAATTATTGAGCTATTTATTTTGCAGTTAAGTACGGCAATACATGGAACAAATACAATTCATCGTTTTCATGCTGGTACAAATCAAAACGGTAATGGTGAAATAGTTTATGGCGGTGTTACCTATGTTGCGCTACCTGTACAAAGCGAAGGCTTCGGTTACAACGTAAAGACTTCACCGCGCCCAACGCTCCGTATTGCCAATGTTGGAGGAAATATAACCACAATCCTTGCGACTCTTTCGATGGGGTTAGAAGGTGCTTCATTAACAAGACGTAGCACACTTTTAAGATATTTGGATGCAACTAATTTTTCAGGTGGTTCAAGTCCACATTCTCCAGATACCACTGCATATTGGGATGAGCGATTCGTGGTAGACAGGAAAGCTATAGAAAATAGAGAGATCGTCGAATATGAATTAAGAGCTAGTTATGACTTGCAAAGCATAAAAGTTCCTAGACGACAAGTCTTGCCTAATGACTATCCTGGCATAGGTAGTTTCGTTGCATGAACTGGAAAGCAGAAGCGTTAAAACACGCAAAGAAAGAAAGTCCTAATGAAAGCTGTGGGCTTGTCGTTGAAATTAGAGATTATCCTTATTATTTCCCTTGTAAAAATATTGCAGATAATCCAAAGAACGATTTTATTATTAATCCACGCGATTGGAAAGTTGCAGCAGATAGCGGAAAGATCATAGGTGTTGTTCATTCTCACCCAGTTACAACGGCTTTACCGTCAGCAGTGGATAAAGCAGCCTGTGAAAAGACAAAATTAAAATGGTATATCGTTCAACCTTTTTATGAAACTTGGAGCTGTATTGTTCCTTCTAATTGGAAGCAACCTTTGATTGGTCGGCAATATTGTTGGGCTATTAATGATTGTTATTCTGTAGTGCGTGACTATTTTAAACAAGAATTAAACATAGATTTAAAAGATGCAGCACGTCCAGCAAGTCCAGCGGCATTTAAAAAGCTAAATATATTTGATAAAAAATTTAAGGCGTATGGATTTAGAGAATTAAAAGAGAAAGAAGAACTAAGAAAAAATGATGTTGTCTTGATGGCGTTAGGTTCAAAAACAATTAACCATATTGGCGTTCTGATGTCAGATGACTATAAACTCTTGCATCATTTAGAAAATAAATTAAGTGGTTGTGATTTGTTGACAGGATCTCTATTAAAATCGGTGAAGCGGCGGTTACGTTTTGTCTTTATCTAAGATCAAGTTATATGGCGAATTAGCTGAGTTTTGCGGCGGTGATGTTTTTGAAGCTGAAGTAAATTCAGTTGGGCAAGCAATGAGTTTTTTAATTGCGAATTTTAAAGGGGTTCAAGGTCATGTGGTGCAGAATCAATATCATGTTTTTGCAGGTGATTGGAATATGAATGAAGAAGAATTGAATTTACCTACAGGAAAAAGTGAAATTAGTATTGTTCCAATTGTGGCGGGTAGTAGTGGAAATAATGGATTGTTAAGCGTAATAGTTGGTGCGGCGTTAGTTTATGCGACTGGAGGACTTGGGGCAGGGTTTGGCTTAGGGTTTGGTGGTGCTGGTGGATTACTTGGGTCTACGGCCTTAAGTGGTTACGTCGCAAAGTTAGGAGTCACTCTTGTCTTAGGTGGAATTTATCAACTTTTAAATCCTGCGGAAGAGATACCAGAGCAAGAGCAAGACCCGCGTAATTCCTTTGCATTTAGTGGGCTCACACAAAGTAGCCGTGCGGGAATTTGCGTTCCTCTTATATATGGAAATGAGATTATGTGTGGAAGTGTTCTTATTTCTAGTTCAGTTGATACCAACCAAGTAGAGGTTTAACTATGGCAAAAGATACCCTTGATTCAAAACAGTTTTCTAATCGTTTACATCTTTTAGGTGAAGGTGAAATTGGTGGTTTGATTAACGGTGCAAAATCTATTTATTTCAATAACACACCCTTAGAAAATGATAGTGGTGTAAGAAACTTTGATAATGTCACCTATGAAGAAAGAAAGGGAACATCAAGTCAAACATACATTCCGATTACTGAATTTCCTAGCAATATTGAAAATACATCTCTAACAACAATTGTTAAAGCAACACCTGGGATTGTTCAAATTACAGATCCAGATGTTGATGCTGTAAAAGTAATTATTAATGTTCCTCAGTTGTTCCGAATAACTTCTAAAGGTGATTATCGAGGAGCAGAACTTCAACTAGAAATTGGCGTTAAATATAACGATGAAACCGATTACACGACAAAAATTTCAGGTGACGATGGAAAGATTACGGGGATGACCCAAGACTTATATCAAAGAGAATATTTAATCAAATTAAGAAGTGCAGCATTTACAACGGCTGACATTAAGGTCACAAGGATTAGCGACGATACAAGTTATCCCTTACTTACTGCGTTTAATTGGGCTAATTACATCCCGATAAAATATGATCAAAAGACTTATCCGAATAGTGCATTAGTAGGGATCAGGCTAGACGCAGAAACATTTACAAGCCTGCCAAAAGTCACGTTCAAAGTACGTGGGATGAAAATTAAAATCCCAAACAATGCGACAGTCAGAGCAGACGGAAGTTTGGAATATTCAACCACCACTGCTTTTAACGGCACATTTAAAACTGATAAGGCTGTTACGTGTTGCCCTGCTTGGATACTTTACGACTTGTTAACTAATACCAGAAGTGACGGGACTGCATACGGCTTAGGTGATCTTATTAATGCGGCTGATATCGATGTCTACTCTATTTATTCAGCCAGTCAATATTGCAACACTCTTATTGATGATGGAACGGGTACAGGTGCAACGGAACCTCGTTTTTCATGCAATGTTTGTATCAACTCAGCGAAAGAAGCTTATACAGTTATAAATCAAATGACCTCTGTCTTTAGAGCGATGAGCTATTGGTCGGCGGGAGCGATTAGTTTAAGCCAAGATTCTCCAAAAGATGCTTCTTATTTATTTAGTTTAGCTAATACAATTTACCCACATTTTACTTATTCAGATAGTTCATTAAATACAAGATGTACGGTTGCTATTGTTAAATATTTCGATAATGAATTAAGAGACTATAACTATGAGGAAGTAAAAGATACTGCGAACATTGCTAGGTACGGGCATATTGTTAAAAATATCAACGCTTTCGCTACTACATCAAGAGGAGCTGCGAACAGACTTGGTAAGTGGATGAATTACATGGCGAACGTAGAAAAGTCCACTGTCACCTTTGTTTCTTCTATCGAATCTTTATTAGTCAGGCCTGGCGATGTTATAGAAATAGCTGATCAAATGAAAAGTGGACATAGGCGATCAGGACGTATTAAATCAGCAACAAATCAAGCAATTACGGTTGATGATATTTCAGGAATAACTTATGACGCTAGTGAGTCACCTTTCCTTTCAGTCATTCTTTCAGATGGTTCAGTTGAGATAAAAGCAGTTCAGAGTATTTCTTCAAATGTAATTACAGTTTCTAGTGCGTTTTCATCAGTTCCTAAAGATGTTTGGACATATGAAACAACAGTGGGAAGTAATAAAATACAAAATTCACAATGGCGCGTTGTTGCAATAGAGGAACAAGAAGATAGAAATTATGCGTTCACTTGTGTTGAATATAATTCTGGAAAATTTAATCATATTGAAAGCAATATTGCATTAACAACAAGAGACATTACGAACTTAAATGAAGTTCCTCCAGCTCCTTCTAGTGTTACTGCATTAGAAACAATCTATGAAGATACAGGAATTGCAAAAGTAAAAATTATATTAACTTGGGGTACAACTTTAATAGAAGAGAATATTAATGGTGTTTCTTCTAAAGTAATTAAAACATTTGATAAACAATTTATTCGCTGGAGATACGAAAACGATAACTGGCAAACTAGGACAGTCGAGGGTACAAAAACATTTGAAATCCTAGATACAGTTGCAGGCCGATATTTTATAGAGATTTATAACGTCAATTCACATGGGTTAAGAAGTAATCTTTTCGCAACGCCTAATACATCGGGCTTTATTGCGAATGGTAAAACAGACCCGCCAAGTCAAGTCACAGGGGTTTCATTATTACCAGTTGATGAAAGTAGCGCGATCCTTCAATGGACAAGATCAAATGAATTAGATGTTTTGTTAGGTGGTCGCGTATTGATACGACATTCACCCCTTACCAGTAATGCGAAATGGGCTGACGCTAATGAAATTGTTTCTTCTGCTAGTGGCAACCAAACACAAAAACAAGTGCCTTTATTAACTGGTACTTACTTGTTGAAATTCAAAGATGATTTAGGTAATGAATCAGGACTACCAGGAACAAATGAGTCTGATTGGGATTCAACAAGAGTCACTATAGACCTGCCCACCCCATCAGAAAGAACAGTTGTTGCAACGATTGATGAACATACCCCTAACTTTGCGGGCAACAAAGATCAATGCAATTACGACAGTAGTAAAGATGCGTTAGTTATTAATGAAGTACTGGGTAATGTTTTAGGTGATGGTAATTACACCTTCAATAATTCTGTTGATTTAGGGCAAGTTTATGATCTCAATATTAGAAAAAATTTAAAATCTAGTGTCTTTGAAAATGCGAATTTATGGGATTCAAGAGGAGGTAATATTGATACATGGATCAGCATTGATAACGATGGAAGTTCAGGAGCTAATAAGTGCAATTGTCTTGTTTATGTAAGAGCATCAAATGACAATAGTAATTGGGGCACTTGGAGAGAATTTGCAAATGTCTTGTTAAGGGGTAGATATTTTCAATTCAAGGCAATATTGTCAGCGGAGGATGCAGCACAAAATATAAGCGTTTCTGAATTAGGGGCAATCTGTGAATTGCAATCACGTATCGAATCAATATCGACTCCAATTACTGCTGGTTCATCTATTTACACTATTGATTTCACACATCACTTTAAATCGACTCCTAATGTGATCATTACTCAAACACCTAACGCAAGCGGAACGGTTGATGCTGTAAGCGGTGATTATTATGAATTAAGTGAAATTGATAGAGAAGGCTTTAAAATAAGATGGTTAAACGGCTCATCTCCAGTGAATAGATCATTTGTTTGGGCTGCTTCTGGATTTGGCAAGGAGATTATTTAAATGACTAACACATCTGACTATTCATTAGCTGATCAAACGGGTAGCGCATTTAGAACTGAATTAAATAATATTCTTTCGGAAATTCAGTCAACAAATATCGGCACAGGGAACCCGACGACGGCAGTAAAGGGCAAAATTTATATTGACGACACCAACGATAAGATCAAAATTTACGACGGTTCAAACTGGGTTGATTTGGGTGCAAGTTTTACGCAAGATATGGGCCATGCAACAGTCGCAAGTCCTACTTTTACAGGTCTTGTAACGGCTCCTGAAGTTTCTATTAGTGGAACATCAAGATTAAAACTACCAGTAGGGACAACAGCTCAACGCCCTAGTTCAGCAGCAACAGGGGATAGTCGGTATAACTCAACGATAGGACAACAAGAGATTTATGACGGAGCTAGATGGGTTAGTGTTTTTGTTCCTGTTGGTACTGTTAGTTATTACGCAGGCAGTACACCGCCAAAAGGATATTTAAAATGTAATGGCGCGACAATTGCAAATGGAAATACAGCGATCACAGGCAATGACGCAGATGGTGATGCAATAGGTACTGTCGATACTACAAAGCTATACGCAATCGTTGGGGCAACACTTCCTGATTTAAGAGGTGAATTTATTAGAGGATGGTCTGACGATAGGAGTGGTGTTGATGCAAGTCGCTCAATAAGATCTACTCAAACCGCTGATAACAAAGAACATGATCACTACATGTTTACCAGTGAAAACCCTGGTTCAGGAACAGGCAGTTCAGATACTCGTACCGAATGGGCTGCTAAAAGTCCTTCCGTAGATGCAACTGATTACCATGCACGGGAACAAGGTACGCCAATTACCGGAAGCACAGGGGCAAATTGGGAATATCATGTTTGTGTTCTTCCAGATGAACCCGATGTAATTAAATCTGGAAAATCCGGTTCAGAATCAAGACCTCGTAACGTGGCTTTATTAGCAATCATCAAATACTAATTCAATAGATACGTCTACTTGTGCTTATAATTAAAACAAATATATCTACATTGTAGAGATAATGGCTGTTCAGCCCAAACAATACGATTTAGTTTTATCTCGTCGCGCTGATTTTTCTTTGCGTTTAGGTTTTAAAAGTTCAGTCAAGGTTAAAACAAGTGATGTAAATCTAAGTACTAATGTAATAACAGTAGAAGAGCATGGTTTATCAGATGGAAATGCTGTTACTTATTCAGCAGAAAATGCAACGGTACTAGCTCCTTTAGTTGATGGAACAATTTATTATGTACGAGATAAAACAGACGATACATTTAAGCTTGCGACCTATGTGGGCGGGTCTGCAATTGATTTAACCAGTCAAGGAAATAGTTCTCAAACTTTTACGATTAAAAATAACCTCACGGGAATGACACTTGAATCTGAGGTTTGGGATCAGGCGAGGACTTTAAAGGCTTTAGATTTTAGCGTTGCTTATACATCGCCAACAACAGGCATTGTTGATTTATCTTTAACGGATGAGCAGACGGCGACATTAACGGCTGATACCTACAATTATGATGTTCTTTTAACGAATGGAGCTGGATTAAAAGAGTATTATTTAAAGGGAAAGATCACTGTCAATGAGTCTTATACAACATGACGACTAACACAATTCAAACAGTTGAAATTATAACTCGCGGAATTGCTGGACCTGCGGGGATTTCAGACGGTGATCGGGGTGATGTAACTGTTTCGTCAAATGGGACTTCAATTGTTATTGATTCTGATGCTGTTACCTATGACAAAATTCAAGATCTTGTTACTGCAAATCGTGTTTTAGGTGCATCAGCAGCAGGGACAATTGGCGAGGTACAAATAACAAATGATTATATAAGTTCATCAGCGTCAATAGCTTTATCAAAGTTAGCAACTGGAGCATTACCAACTGCAATTACAGTTACAAGTGCGAATATTTCTGATTTAAGCATTGTTAATGATGATGTAAACGCAAGCGCGGCGATAGCTGGAACAAAAATATCTCCTGATTTCGGAGATCAAAACATCGTCACGACTGGGACAGTAAACGGCAAAGTTGTTATTGCTAAAACTGATTTATCTGTTACCTCAAATAGTGCGGGGACATCAGCTTTAAGTTATGAAAATTCAACAGGTGTTTTTACATTTACACCCCCTGATTTATCTAGCTATTTAACATCGGTTGCTGGAAGTGCATTAACTGGAACATCGTTAGCGAGTGGAATTGTAAGTAGTTCTTTAACTTCTGTTGGTTCATTATCTAGCCTAGATGTAACTGCAAATATCACAGTTGGTGGAACAGTTGATGGAATTGATATAGCTACAGATGTTGCTGCTAATACTGCCAAAGTTACTAATGCAACTCATACAGGAGAAGTAACAGGAGCTACAGCCTTAACTATTGCTGATAATGCGGTTACAAATTCAAAAATGGCTGATGATGCTATTGGTATTAACGAGTTATCAGCAACGGGTACGGCATCAAGTTCAACATATTTAAGAGGAGATAACACTTGGGCTACGGTTTCAGGTGGAGCTTCTGCCTTTACTGGTTTAAGTGATACACCTTCAAGTCTTGGTACTGCTGGTCAAATAATGACCATGAACTCAAGTGCAAATGCTCTTGAATTTACAAGTGATTTATCTTTTTCGAGTGGTAACGCCACTTTTGCAGGAGATATCTCTTTAGCAAACAATAAAAAACTTCTTATTGGTACCGATGGTTCTAATGCTATACCACTTCAAATTTATCACAATGGTGCCCACTCTTCTATCCAAAACTTCAAAGGGAATTTACATCTTGCCGGACAAAACGTAAGAGTAACTAATGCTAATTTTGGTGAAACATTTATTTCTTGCGACGTAAGTAGTGCAGTCAAGCTATATGGTTGGGGATCGTCATCTGCCTTTTTCGAAACGACAGCTAATGGGGCAAAAACAACGGGAAAATTAGAAGTTACAGGGGGTCTAAGTGGAAGTGGACATCAAAACTTATTAGAACTTAAACATCCCAATACAACAACAACAAGTGATGGACCTGCTGTTTTATTCAATGGCTATTACGATAATTCAGATGCGTCGGTATCTAATGAATGGGCATTTGCCAAAATAGCTGCAGAAAATAAAGGTTCTGGATATGGAGCCAATTTAAAATTCTATGTTCATCCTGGTGATGATGATCAAACATCAAGTGTTGTTGAAGCTTTAAATATTTCTGGTAATGGCACTACAGCTAATGCCACTTTTGCAGGGAATGTAACTCTTGGCAGTGGAACATCTCCAGCTCTAACCATAAATGCTTCTACAGATAGTAACAGTACAGCTAACGAAGCAAAAGTAGAATTTAGATATAATCAATCAAACACTAACGATTCAATTGGTTATATAAAATTAGTTGAGAACGCTACTAATAGTTTTGATGGTCATTTAAGTTTTGGAGTTCCTTACAATAATTCTGGTACTCCAGCAACACACGATGAAGTTTTAAAGATTAACTTTGATAAGACAGCCACTTTTGCAGGAGACGTAAGCATTGGTGGCTCTATTAATGAAAAAATTCATGATGAAACATTTGATGCAGCATCAGAAAATATAGACCCCGCTAAGGGAACTATTCAACGAATAACTTTAAGTCAAGCAGGTCATACCATAGGTTTTACAAACATGACTAATGGTGAGTCAGTTTTATTAATGATTGAAGATGGTAGTAGCGGAACAGTAACCACATGGACTGGTGTTACTTGGGTTACAGGAAATGCACCTACTCTTGCGACTACTGGTTATAGCTTGATTGAAGTTTGGAAAGCTAAAAATTCTGCTGATGCAGATACAGTCTTTGCTTGCCATGTTGGAGACGTTGCGTAATGAGGAATCACTTTTTACGTGCTGGACATTTAGCTAATACTTTTATTCGTGATGATTTATTTATTTATTATGACCTTGGGAATATATCGTGTTGGAATCGTCAAAACGGAACTAACGCAGCGGATTATACGGTTTATAACTTAGCTAATAACCATAACAACGCTTTATTTAGATGTCAATCAGCCATAGTAAGTGGGAGTGCTGCTTATGAACACGGATCTGGATCTGATGCAATTGAATTTGATAGTACAGATGGTGGAGGTTGCTTTAAAAGCGACCCGTCTGAAATTAGTTCAGATAGTGATAAGTATTTCTTGATACTTCCTGGGTTTTTTTCAGGTACTGGTAAAAATCTTCCAAATTACAATTTAACTACAGAAGAATTAAACACTGGAGATAATAATATTATTGGCAGTGATACGGCTAATCAAGGTATTGGTACAGGTGCATTTACTTTTGAAATATGGGTAAAATATTATCTAAATACTATAACTTATTCCGCTGCGACTCATACTATAAATGGTTTCGATACTTCAAATTCATCAGTAATTCTTGGTTCATTTCTCTGGGGTGGTGGATGGTCTAATTTCAATTCAGCAATAGAAAGACAATTTATGATTAATGATGCACTAAATTTTTATCCGAATGGGATAACTAGTTCCACTACTAGTGCTCAATGGACTAACTGGAATCATCTTGTCATTAGTAGAGCCAATGGCAATACAAACGGCACTACAGTTTATTTAAACAACGAAAGCAAAGGAACTACAACAATTAGTGCAGACTTAGAAACAGCGCAGTACTCTATAATTACCGGAAGTACTCTTTCCGCGGAAATACCACGAAAAATAGGCGTATTTAGATTTTATAAAGGTAAAGCACTAACATCTTCTGAAGTGACCCATAATTGGAACGCCCAGAAGTCTCGTTTTGGACATTAATTAACACTATGACCTATGCAATCTTAGATGACGCAAAAACAAGCGTTACAAAAACAGGCTCAATAAGAGAGCTATTTAAAAATGTTAGCTTTCCCGCTTCTGGTGTACCTGATTCATTTTTAACAGCTAATAATGTTGTTGAATTAGTTGAAACTTTAAGTTATACCAGCCCTTCTCAGAAATTAACAAAAGTTACTCCTTACGTTGATAGCGGTAAAGCCTATTCAGTAAAGGTAGAAACTACAAGTGCTGATGAGATAACGGTACTTAATACAGCAAAATGGAGTGAAATTCGTTTTGCAAGAAATGAACTTCTTAAGCAAACTGATTGGAGAGCTTCTAGTGATTTAACTCTTAGTGATGCTTGGAAAAATTATCGTCAAGCTCTTAGAGATATCACTACACAATCTGATCCTTTCGCTATAACATGGCCTACAGAGCCCTCTTAATTTATGTCTACAATACAAGAAAAAATTCACGCAGAACAAGCAGAATTGACACCAAAAATAGAGGAGTTTAACGAGACTGCTTCTATACAAAATGAACGGCTCAAGACTATTACTAAAGCACAAACTAGAATTGAATTATTAAAAGAGTTACTTGAAGAAGAAGAAGGTTAAACTATACCTATAAAAGGATTTTTAAATCATGGCTGTAACTTCTACTTGGTCAATTAATGACAATGCCACTAAAAGATTAGTTGCTGACGATTACATCATTGAATTGGTCTACAGGGTTGATGGTAAAGACGATACTACGAATACCGAGTATCGCTCGACAGGGTCAGTTACGTTTGCTAAACCAGATTCGCTTCCATCAGGATTTATTGCGTTCGAGAGCGTGACTAAAACTAATTGCATTGATTGGATCAAGGCCAGTTTAGGTGCTGATTTAGTGGCGGCAACAGAAGCAAACATCGCTACACAGATAGGACTCATTGACACTCCTGTAGAAAAGGTTGGTGCTCCTACTTCTTGGGGTAGTTAAATCATTTATAATATCTATAATTATTAGTTGATTTAATGGTTCGTAAAATTTTAGATGGTATTGCTGTTTTAAGCCTTCTGCTTTCTGCTGGCACTATTGCTAGTGGAACTTATGCTTATCTATGGATTATTAATGAAGATAATCAAAATATGATAAAGGAAAAAGTAATGAAGCAAGTTATGTCTTCTATATCAATACCTTCTTTATCTGGGCCAGCACTTCCTACTAATCCATTAAGTCAAAAACAGCAGAAAAATGAAGAGAAAAAAGCTATTGGTATTCCATTTAGTCCATTTTAAATTTGTCAGAAATACCAATAATTGAAATACCTTCTATTGGAATCGCACCTGTTAATACTTATTTAATTAAAACACCTACAATTAACACTCCAAATGTACCAATCAATGTACCAATAGGATTTCCAGTGATTGAGATGCCTTGTGTAAAGGCAAGAAGAAGTATCGAGAATGACGCATTAATTGATAATGATCCAGATGGTAATTTAATTTTATGCCCTGCTGGTGTGCCTGCTTATGAGCCAATGAATTATGAACCCTTAAGGGTTGTACCTATTAAAGAAGAAGAGCCGCAACGACACGAAGAGCCAGAAATACCTCCAGCCCCAGAAGTCCCCAAGCAACAGCCAGAAACATGTCCTCCCGATGGTGCGCCTGAAGTCGGGACAAAGGTAGAAGAAGGAACTAGACAAATTATCAGGTATGAATTAATAGGAAACCGTTGTGTAACTAGATATAAAAAATTAAATGTTCAACAACAGATAATTGATGCCATACCCACCGTTCCACAAATTGTAAAAACTGGTTCAATAACTTTGGTAGCGACTAGCGTTGCATTAAGTTCGCCAATTTTATTGAAGGCTGTGAAACCGATTCTCCAGCAGATTATTAAAAAGGTGAAAAAGATATTAGGTAAGAAAACAAAAAAGTTATCTACTTTTGAGAGACGGAAGGCTCAACGGGAGGCGAGGAAATAAGGTGTCGGTGTGGTAAAACTTGACCCATTTTAGGTTTAACAACAACATCTTCACAGAGATTAAAATAAGGAGAAGTTGAAGCAAATTCAATTCCTTCTAGACGTAGTCGACCACATTCTCGCAAACGGGCGATGTGCCAGTCTAGCTTCTTATTTTCTATTAATTGTTGTTGATTATCTCCTTGTAGTTTTGCATTTTTTAAACAACGCTCTTGAAACCTTTTATCTAGTGGAACAGAAAAAGTTATACTTGCTCCTAGATTAATTGAGAAATTATCCTTCTGTCCTGTACGTGTACTTTGATGAAATAAAATCTCACCTTCATCGCTATACACTGGAGAGTCATACCAGTATTCTCTTGGTTTAGAAAACGAATGTGAGTCAGTAATAAAAGGAGAAAATGTTACCATTGGTCCTTGGCAAACTACTCCTCCTCCATACTGATTTTGCACGAGATTTCCATTTAATGTCTGTATTGCCATATTAGTCAGACTGGCTGACGTATTCGCCACAGGAGCAGCGGTTTGACTTACATTTGCTAACGCACTTTGTCCACTAAATAATATTATTGCGAGAAGACTGAAGAAGTTTCTGTTGTGCTTTCTAAGACTGTTGTGCGATTGATTGTCGTTGTATTTGATAGTGAAGGAGATCGGTAAGTCTCTACAAATTGAAATGCTTGGCCTGGGGTTGTGATTGTGACGTTTCCTCTTGTAGTGATGTCTAAACCAGTCCATGTTTGTGCTTGTCCATCAATAGTTGTTGTTAAAGTTGTAGGAGTAGGAGCAATACTTTCACCATCAATAGATATACCTGTGCCATTTATAGAGTATTCATACCCAGAATAGTCGTGAGAAACAATTTGCTCAGTGACGTTTGTACTTGTACGTGTAACTGCGGACATTACTCCCGAAGAAAAGTTGGGAACTACAGGCACAGCTACTGTTTGAGGCATATTTAACATTAATAAAAATGGTAAATACTTTTTCATGCTCTTACTTTATGGTGACAGAACTTACAACAGAACCAGTTGCGACAGTCCCTTGACCTCCAGCCACTAAACTTACAACTCCAGCCGAAGTTACCCCTCCAGCCAAGCTAGAAGCGACTCCAGCGGCGTGAGATGTAACGTCTGAAAAATTAGCAGCAGCTCCAGTAGTTACAGCAGCTCCAGGGATAGCGTCGGCTTGTGTATAGGCTTGAGAAAAACTAAAACTCTCTCCGCTAGTTGCGTTTTGTGTCGCTAAGACTGTCCCAGGGCTATAAACACCTGATGTAATCGTTCCATTTGAAATTCGACCTGCATCGTCTCCTATTGCAACGTCAACCCCCGTACCAGAGACGCTGTATGAACTGCCTATCCTTTCAGATTGAGTAATTCCGGCGTTAACTTGCAGTTGAGCACTTGAGGTGATGCTATGCGTCAAATCTGCTAGGCATGGAGTTGTGCTAAACAACCAAAAAGGAAGTAGTAGTCGTTTCATTTTGTAGTAGCCGATGAAGGTTCAGTACGAATAACTAATGGTTGTTCAATTCTTATAGTCTGAGCTTGTTGGCTGTTATCACTAGGTCCGACACCATTCTCACTTTTCCCATTCTCCCCGTTTTTCTTCTTTTTATTTCCTGTACCTCCAATAGAGATCCCGAAAGATGCAAGTAGATTTCCCAATAATCCCGCAGAATAAGTTGCGTCGATTCTTTGCTCTGGAATATCCATTCCCAGTAGTCGTGGAGGTAATTTTATGTACGCCAATGAAATTATTATCAAGCACCACAAGAGCAATAATGTCCTTATTCCATTTGAGAGATAAAAGGTGATCATCTCCTGGTATTCAGGAGTGTCTTCATCATCATGTATATCTATTTTTGGTTGCTCTGTTTTTTTGGGGTTAGCGGAAATAGACATAAAAGAAGTTTTTGTTATCTAATCGTAATAATATATTAACTACTGTCTGGTGCTAATGGCTATCCCTCAATCGGTTTTAGATAACGCCGCAAGAAATGAAATTATGAATGAACTATATTTACTCGACGAGAGAGATAAAGTTGGTCATCCTTACAGGAATACTTTTACTGGACTATGGAATGAAATAACTAATTACAGGGAATTTGCTGAACAAATGGCTAACTTTGAGAAATGGAACAAAAGAAACTACCCACTGTAGAGACTTGCAATTGTCCTCATTGCGTCGAGGTCCGTAGGCAATGGGATAGGCTTGAGCAATTACAAATGACTAAAGTCTTCGTTAAGGTAGCGGCTAATAACAACTGCCTTTGAATAATGTGCTGAGATACCTGTTATTTTTTTTAATTCTCTACTAGATAATCCCATTAAATTTTTCCTCATCGCTTCTCTTGAATTAGTTGGAGAGCGATAAACAAATAAAGACCCGATAGTAGCTAATAGCTTTTTCATTTTTTAAGTGCAGCCATAAGGAGTTTTGCGAATTGCGGAATAGTTAAAACAACTCTCCATTTATCTGGACCTTGTATCCTGGGCCATCGAATTAAAGAAGCTGCAAATCTCGCTTTAGCGTTCTTTCTCTGTAGCTCTACTTCTCTAGGTTTCTTCAAGCAAGGGACATTAGGGTTTGAATAACTAGCGATCTGTATAACTGTTTTTGGTATTCCTTCTAAGTCTCCTGTATCACCACCAGCCGCATTAGTTCTTCCAGCTCCGAGCTTTCTTCTTACTGGAAGACCCGTAGCTTCTGCTAATAGCTTTGCCGCTTCCCTTTCAGCAGCGTCACCTTTATTCTTTTGCTTATTCATATCTTTGCCCCTTTAAATCCTTTAACAGATCTTCTCTGCTGTTTACATGGTGTTTAAGTGTGTTTTTTACTCGTCGAATATTTGTTATCCCAGTCTTTAAATCTTCTATAACATTATCTAAAAAACTATCTG